ATATAGGAGAAGACCCAGGAACATTAAAGGAACAAATAAAAAATCAAGCAATGGTTATGAAATCATTTGCAGACTGTGACGTGAATGAATTAAATGGTGTTATACAAACAATCCTGAAGGTGGGGGATTTAGTTGGAACTAATCTTCGGTAGGTTTATCTTCATCATCAATAGGATCAACAAATTTCTTAGCTTCTACTGCTATTGGATCTGTTTCCCTTGATATTGCACCCTTTTCTAATATTATTTGAAGTTCTTTATCAGTTAAAGGTTCAGCACCAGGAGCAAGCGCACTTCTAACAGATGCAAGAAACTTTTCTCTATCATATACTTTAGCTTTATCTTGAGCAGCTGCTTGATTAGAAATTTCTGCTAATAGCATAGAGATAGCCCAAAAAGCAGTATCAAATAATGTAACATCTTCTTCCTTAACGTCCTTAAAATCAGACTTTATCTTTACAGCTGTTTCAATAACAATTTTCTCATCTACAGATGTAATAAGATATTCATGAACTTGTTGTAGTATCCTAAACCATGCTCCTGATATAGGAACATTTACAATAGTTTCATCAGGAATAGTAACAAAAATATTATCCGGTAATTCTTTCTTATTATCTGGTTTTACAAAAGGTGAAGTAGACATAATTAATTCTTTTATGCTACAAAGATACTATAATTATTCTAATTATTAGCACAAATTTCAGTATATTTGTAAAACTAAAAATCAATACAAAATGTTAGAACTATTACAGAAAATTATAAAAAAAAATATAACACCAAACCAACTATTACTACTATATGCACTAGATGACTCTTTATCTTTTCCACAAATAAATCCACATCTTGAAGTATAAGGATTAAAGAGAGAAGGATATATAGTTATGAATGAAGATATGGAATCAGGATGTGAAATTACTGAATCAGGAAGAAAAATTATGATTGATTTCAATAACTATTTTATTAAAGCTAAGAAAATAACTAGCATACAATTAATGGGAAAATCTTATACTGTTGCAGTACAGAACTATAGAGAAATGTTTCCAAAAATGAAATTACCTAGTGGTAAACCTGCTAGAGTAAATATAAAAACATTAATTGATTGTTTCAGATGGTTCTTTACAAACTATAATTATTCATGGGAAGAAATATATAAAGCAACACGTAGATACTTAAATGAATATGAAGATAATAATTATATGTATATGAAAACCAGTCAGTATTTTATAGTTAAAACTTTACCAACTAAAGAAAAAGTATCTGATCTTGCTGATTATTGTGATATGATTAGAGAAGGAGTAGAGGAAGATGATAACAGTCCATTTAAAGAAAGAGTAGTATGAGTAGTGTAAAACCAGTATGGGAAGGACAATATAAATCCTTCAATGAAGCTTTAAAATATATGCTTGATAGACAATCAGGCAAAGAAAAATCAATATATACTCCATGGCCTAAGTTTAATGATGCTATGACAGATGGATTAGAATGGAATACTCTTACAGTAATAGGAGGAAGGCCTGGTACAGGTAAAACTCTAATTAAAGACCAAATTGTAAGAGAATCATTTGAATTGAATCCGGAAGATGACTATAGAGTTTTAGAATTTCAATTTGAGATGGTTGGAAGAACCTCAGCAATAAGAGAATTCTCATCCATCACAGGTAAAACATACAAACAATTATGTAGCGCAGGAAGTGTACTTCCAAGTGATGTATTTAATAAATGTCACTTACATGCACAAACTAGAGTAAAGTATCCTATAGATATTATAGGAACTCCTATGACTGTTAACCAAATGAGAGACCAGGTTGATGCATACTTTAATAAACATAAGAAAAAAACATTCATAACATTAGATCACACTCTATTAGTTAAAAAAGCACCATATCAGAATAGTAGGTTAGATGTATTGTTTGAGTTAGGTGAATTCTTTACACAAACTAAAAGAGATTATCCATGTTTATTTCTTGTATTATCTCAACTTAATAGAAACATAGATAATCCTGATAGAGCAACTGATGGAAAATATGGAAACTATGTATTAGAATCAGACATATTTGGTTCAGATGCAATGTTACAACATGCTGATACTCTGATAGGTATCAATAGACCGGCTAAACAAAAGATTAGATTGTATGGTCCTGATAGATATATCATAGAGGATGACAAGACACTAGTGTTACACTTTCTTAAAGCAAGAAATGGTGATGCACGCATGTCATTCTTTAAAGCAGCATTTGAAAGAATGGAAATTTTAGAGATGGATACACCACCTCAACAACAAAGAAGACATTAAATTATGACACCAGAAGAACGTAAAGCAATAACTTTAAAACTTAGAGAAGAACATAATCCATATTTTGCTGTAATTAGACAAATGGATGCTCTTTATATACCAAAAATGGCATACAGACCACCTGGTAAAGATGAATTACATATCACATTCTTTCCCAGTGAATTAGAAAAGGAAAAAGATATATATACAGAATTTGTAAGCATTGAATATGAATCAGAAGATCCAAAAAGAACTCTATATTTAATGTCACATAATCCAAAATGGAAAAAAGATTATGAATTAATTACAAGTAACTCAGGATTTAAAAGACATATGGTTCCAGTGAGTAGTTTAAAAGTAATTAGTGATGTTACAGACAGAAATCCTTTACCAGAATTCTCACAAGAAGAAAAAGAGTTCTATAAAATCCCTAATCCTGAAACAGAAAGAAGTATAGTAGATGTATTAAGAGGAATAGAAAAAGCATTATTAAGTATTAACAAAAAAATAAAATAAATATGGCACATTCAGTTCTAATCATTGCAGAGTCAGGAACGGGTAAATCAACATCAATAAGAAACCTGAATCCTAAAGAAACATTTATAATTAACATTGCCAACAAACCATTACCATTTAAAGGTTGGAAAAAAAATTATACAATGATCTCTAAAGACAATCCTAAAGGTAACATGACTGCAACATCAACTACTGCAGGAATTATTAAAGCAATACAACATGTGAATGATAAAATGCCTCATATAACTAATTTAGTTGTAGATGATTGGCAATATATGAGTTCATTTGAATATTTTGATAGAGCACATGAAAAAGGATATGATAAGTTTACACAGATTGCTGCTAACCTGGCACAAGTAGCTAAGATGCCTAAAGATTTAAGAGATGACTTATATATATTCTTCATGACACATTCAGAAGAAGCAACAGATATTAATGGGCATAGAAAAGTTAAAGCTAAAACTATTGGGAAAATGATAGACAATACTCTAACATTAGAAGGACTATTCTCAATTGTATTATTTGGAAGAGTGGTAAAAGAAGAAGATAAATTAGTATATGGATTTGATACTCAGAACAATGGAGAAAATACTTGTAAGTCTCCAATGGAAATGTTTGAAGAATTCTTTATAGATAATGATCTACAATTTGTTAAAGATTGTATTATTCAGTATGAAAAATAAACCTAATAATTAATTAAAAAAAAGAAAAAATGTTAAACACTAAAGACATGACCGTGGGAAGCGGTAAAGTAAGACCTTTAATGGGACCTGGAAACAGGCAAGTTAGAATCAATCAAATATCATTTGATAAAACACCATATGATTCTGATGCATACAATGTAAATTTACACATGGAAACCAGGCCTGTTGGTGGAGACTTTGAAGGATTCTTTAGAAATAAAGATAATGAATCTGAAGGTAGATATGAAGGACAAATAGGAAGAGTTAGAATTTCTCCATATCCATATAAAGATACCACATTACCTAGCGGTAGAGAAATTAGTAGAGATCAAGAAGTATTAAAGGCTATGATATTCCTAGGAGAAGTATTAGATAAGAGAGATGAACTTGATTCAATTGAGGCAGAAACAATTGAAGATTTTATGAAATCTGTTAATAATGTACTTGTTTCTGGTGATTGGTTTAATGTTTGTTTAGCAAGCCGTGAATGGGAAAATAAAGAAGGATATATAAACAATGATTTATATCTTCCTAAACTATCTAGAGATGGTGTACCAGCTGAACAGTTAGAAATGGAAGGAGATAACTCTAGACTAATCCAATTTGACCCAGCTATTCATGTTAAATCAGTAGTTAAAAAAGAACCTGAACAAGCAAAGAACTTTGAACCAGCAACTGCAGGCAAATCTGACTTTGAATTGTAATAACTAAAAATAAAGGAGGGCTCATATCTAAGCAGTACTGGATAACTGAGCCCTAGAGGACGATTAAGTTCATTCCTAAAGGACGAAACAATGTACTCAGTTCCCTGGGTCCTCCCTTATTTTTATTATAGTTATAAAGGTTGTAGACTAAGAGCCGTAAATCCAGACGTGGTAATAACTACATTAAATTTTCCTAATGCACTTGCGTAGGCACAAGGATTAAGCCTCACTATAACTATTTTTAATTATGATGATCACTACAAAAAATTTCGTAAGCAATCAAGATGAGATAAAAAGTAGCTGGGTATTTGAATACTACCTAGACTTACCAGAAAGATTAATAGGACAAGATGTTAAAATTAAATCCATATTTAATCCAACTGAAAAGACTCCAAGTATGTTTATATATCTTGATCCATCTTGTAATGAATACAAGTATAAAGATTTTTCAACAGGAAGACAAGGTAGTAAGATTGATATAATTCAAGAACTATTTACTTTAAGCTATTCACAAGCACTATTTAGAATAATAGAAGATCACAACACTTTTGTTAGAGAAAATGGATCTATACAAGACATTGAATATATCCCTGTAGCAAAATATAAGGTTGACTATGTAAAGAATAGAGATTGGAATACCTATGATGCAGACTATTGGTTACAATTTAATATAGGAAAAACATTATTGGAAGAATATAATGTATATCCAATTGAATACTATACCATGGTTAAAGAAGAGGAGAAAGATATAAGCAAACTTACCATCCAAAATTCAATGATGTATGGATACTTTGATAAGAGAGGAAATATATATAAGATATATCAACCTAAACAAAAGAAACATAAGTTTATTAAAGTTACTTCTCATCTACAGGGTCTAGACCAATTGAAATATAAAAATAAATACTTGGCTATATGTGCATCATTAAAAGATGCCATGTGCCTAAAGAGTTTTAAATTTGGTATAGATGTTATAGCTCCTGACTCAGAGAATAGTATTATTAAACCATATGTTATACAAAATCTTAAAAGTAAATACAAGAAGATTGTATCCTTACTAGATAATGATGAAGCCGGATTCACTGCTATGAACAAATATAAAACTTTGTATAGTATAGATCCTATATATCTTACATCAGAAAAAGATTTATCAGATGTGGTATTAAAATATGGAGCTGATGCAGTAAGTCCTAAATTATTTAAATTAATAAAAAATACAATAAAATGATTCTTTTATATAATCAATGGTTTATACCTGGTAATGTACCAAGTTCTAAAAATAGTAGACGATGGACAGGAAAATACTTCATAGCAAGTAAGACTGTAATGAAATATAGAAAAGAA